GCCATAGATCATTCACATCCTTACTTGCTTAAGTCAAGGCAAGTAGATATCTCTGATGGTAAGAATGTTGACATCTTCAATTGCATAGCCTATCCAAAGACTGGAAGTAATCTCCCCTGTTTTGGTATGGACTTAATGAAGTTCTCTCCCAAGAAAATCATTATAGTATTTGACTTTCAACATCCAAAAGAAAACTATTTGTTCTCTGTAGATGGACTACCTAAACATGAAGGGGATTATCGTTTCTTTGAACCAGGTAATCACTTCTCTGAAAACATCTACATTAGATACTGTACTCCTTCAGAAGTAAATGATCATTTGGATATGTTTATCAAATACTTGACTAAGTACAAAAATATGTTAGAATTAGAAAAACCGACTGGTACAGATACCAGTGTTTACAAAGACTTTGATGCTTACATGACCAAACTTGATCCAGTGGGAGGATTTCTTGCTGGTAAGTTTGGAGCAGATAAAGCAGACCGTCTTGTAAACGACTTCTTGTTCTGCTATGATTAATGCATGGAGTTTACTTTACGATGAAATTTATGGAGATGATGAAATGAGCCCTTGTTCTACCGATCACATTGATGATACTGTTTTTACAGTAGGATCAGGTAATACTGCATCTGCTACTACTTTTAACATTGATACACCACCCTTAGAAAATATCACTATTGATACTTCTAATTTTGATGATACCTTGATAATTGATGGGGGTGCTGCTATTACTAATTTTGATGATATAACATTTTATGATGACACATGGCCTCATGCAAGTGTTACTACTGCTATTGAGCATGGAGAATTACCAACACCTGGAATACAAACAGAGTGTACTAGAAAATATAAGGAAGATGAGTCAATCGAAGCTCTTAAGAATTATATTTCTACCACTTATGGTGGACACTATACTTCTGACAATAATAGCGTCCAGACACTTGATCTTATAGAATCCGTAGGAGATGCAGAATCATTCTGTCGTTCTAATGCAATCAAGTATCTAAGTCGCTATGATAAGAAGGGACAAGCAAAACGTGATATACTAAAAGCACTACACTATTCACTCCTACTTTATCACTTCAGTGGGCAACTCAATGAAACTCCGACCCGTGGTTATGAAACTTTCTGATAAGACTTTATCATTTTTAAAAAACTTTTCGACTATTAATCAGTCTATTTTGTTTAAACAAGGAACAAGACTTCGCACTATTAGTGTTATGAAGAATATCCTTGCTGAAGCAACTATTGAAGAAGAGTTGCCTAAAGATTTTGGTATCTATGATCTGAACCAATTTCTAAATGGATTATCTTTACATAATAATCCTGATTTGGATTTTGTGAATGATGGACATGTGGTAATTAAAGAAGGTCGGATGAGATCAAAGTATTTCTTTGCGGATCCTAATGTAATTATTACACCTCCTGATAAACCAATTACACTTCCTAGTGAAGATGTGACTTTTGATTTAAGCACTGAACAACTGGATAAGTTGCTTAAGGCAGCAGCAATCTATCAGCTTCCTGACTTGGCAGTTGTGGGTGCAAATGGGGTAGTTAAGGTTCTTGTTCGTGATAAGAAGAATGATACATCTAACAGTTTTGATATTACTGTAGGTGAAACTGATAAGACTTTCTCATTTAACTTTAAGGTAGAGAATATTAAGATTCTTCCTGGTACATATGATGTGGTTGTTTCTTCTAAACTTCTTTCTCGTTTTACTAATAAGAATCAAGATCTTGTATACTACATAGCACTGGAACCAGATTCTACTTTTGAGTAATGAGTAAGAAGCATAGTTATAAAAATCCTTCCAAGAAACAAGATCTTGGACATGTAGAGGCACAAGTCACTAAGGGTAAGAAATACTATGATAAGGATGGGTGGGAAATATCTCCACCCATTTCTGATAGAGAATGTATCTATCGTTGTTTGGAAAATTGTCAAGAACTTTCTGGTCTTGATAGGAAACAGGTGCAGAGATTGATGGATGATTTTAAGACTAAGAAAACTGAATTTGTACGCAACCAAGAGTACCCTGTATTATGAGCAAAGAAATTCCTACTAAGGAGTATATGCAAGATGGATGGGATTCTGGGCCCATTGGTTGCCATCACTACAAACGTGGTAGCCTCCATAATAAAATTGGTATGTGGATTATGTGGCTTTTCTACGGAATTGTACTCATACAAGTTCTTCATGCAATGACCGTCATACCATTTTTTCCTATTACATTTACAATCTTGTCGGGATTGTTTTTTATTTGGTACGTAGCTTGGAGGGCAAGTAAATGAGTGATAAATTAAAACCTCTTATTGTAGAAGGTGAAAGAGTTGGAGAGTATTCTGATGATACTTTCTGTTTTGATAAGTATGGAATGGCAACAGTAGAGTTGTGGGATTCTCCCAGAACATTTGATGCATATCAATATGATTGGGATGCTTTTAAGGAATTCTACAAACCAGATAATGAAGATGATCAGTATGCAGAATGTGAAGATGTAGATTTTACACCAGGAATGAATGGTATCAATACAGTAGATATTGAGAAATGGTTATTGGAATATGTAAAGGAAGAAGGACTTAGTGATCCATTTTATTTTATAGTTCACTGGAGAAGATATGCAACGTATACGAAACATGAGTATGAAGGAATAGATGGGAAACCAGAATTTGAGTGGGCTCTGGAGGATATGGGTGCTTCATCACCAGATCGATATTATTATAAAGATGGTAAGATACAAGAATGTTGGTCAACCCCTATGGAGGATGATGAATGAGATTAACACAAGAAGTTATTGACCAGATTCAAATTGCAATGACTCATACCAAAATGAATGGTGAGACCAATTGGAAAGATGGTGATGAGATTGATGTCTGTCTTGGTGGAACCTTTGCTGGTGACAAGTTTATTTCAATAATAAACAGAACACGTAGCAACACTACCAAAAGATAAATTATGTGGTATATTATAGGTTGGACAATAGTTACAATGTGGCTACTATCCAAGTTCGGTGTTTTTAAAAAGAAATGAACATCTTTGTTACTGATCCATCACCCTATGTGTCTGCTAAATGCTTACCTGATAAGCATGTAGTCAAGATGCCTTTAGAAACATGTCAAATGCTTTCTATCGTATGTTCTCATAAATGGGGTCATGGTTATGGTGAGTTACATCGCATCAATGGTGAACCCTACAAGACCTCTAAGGGTGCATTCAGCAGTCATCCTTGCACTATATGGGCAAATGAATCACTTACTAATACATGGTGGTTACTCAAACACGGTTTAGCATTATGTGCTGAGTACACTCATAGATATGGTAAGGTACATAGTTGCGAAAAAACTCTAGACGAGGCATCAAGTATTATTCCTTTTAGTGTACCAACCACACCTACACACTTTACTAGAGCAATGCCTGATGAGTATAAACATGACACAAGCATTGACACTTTTACTGCTTACAAAAATTACATTAGCAGCAAACCTTGGGCTTCATCTAATTATCTACGTGACCCATCCAGAAAACCAGATTGGTTATGATAAAAATAATTGATGATTTTCTTCATCCAAAAGAATTTGAAGAAATTAAAACTTTTATGGAGAGTAAAAACTTTCCGTGGTTTTTTAATACCGCTAAAGTTCATGATGATGATGGTAAATTTCAATATACACATTTATTTTATAAGTGTGCTAATGCAAATCAAAAAATAGTTCAAAGTAGTGACTTTCTGGATATGTGGAATAATTATATGCGTCGGTTAGAATCTACCAAATCTTATCGGATAAAAGCCAATATGACTTTGAAAACACCTTCCCATGATATTTCAGATTGGCACATTGATAATCAAGGCGATGGTGTTAATGATGCTTTAATGACTTCTCTTTTTTATGTAAACACTAATGATGGGTACACAGAATTTGAGAATGGTGTTATAGTAGGTAGTGTTGCTAATAGAGCATGTATTTTCGACTCTACTTTAAAACATCGGGGAGTGGGTCATACTTCTCCTGATCATCATAGAATCGTTGTGAATTTTAATTATTCTTAATTATGAGAGATGAGTTTCTTTGGGTTGAGAAGTATCGACCCCAGACAATTGAAGATTGTATTTTACCAGAACAAACTAAGAAAACCTTCTTAGAATTTCTAAATAAAGGTGAGATACCAAATATGCTTCTTGCTGGGCCTGCAGGATGCGGAAAGACTACAGTAGCAAAGGCCTTATGTAAACAATTAGGAGTTGATGTTTATGTCATTAATGGATCGGATGAGGGAAGGTTTCTTGATACAGTTCGGAATAATGCCAAGAACTTTGCGTCTACAGTATCTCTCAGCAGTGAGTCGAAGCACAAGGTTATCATCATCGACGAGGCCGACAATACCACTCCCGACGTACAACTCCTTCTTAGAGCGAGTATTGAGGAGTTCTCAGGAAACTGCAGATTTATCTTTACCTGCAATTACAAGAACAAAATCATTGAACCCCTCCACAGCAGATGTGCTGTCATCGAGTTTGGAATCAAAGGAAAGCAAAAAGCAGATCTCGCAACATGCTTTTTCAAACGTCTTAACACGATTCTGGAACAAGAAAGAATAGAAGCAGATAAGAAAGTCCTAGCAGAATTAATTAACAAACATTTTCCAGATTGGAGAAGAGTTCTTAATGAGTGTCAGAGATACTCAGTGGGAGGTAAGATAGATACTGGTATACTTGCCCACTTTAGTGATGTAAAGGTAAATGATCTCATTAAAAACCTCAAAGAAAAGAACTTTCCAGAAGTACGTAAATGGTGTGTCAATAACTTGGACAATGATCCTAGTGTATTATTGCGTCGTATTTACGATAGTCTATACGAATCCCTTGTCCCTAGCTCTATTCCTGCTGCCGTTCTTGTTATTGCGAAGTACCAGTACCAAATCGCATTCGTCGCAGACCAAGAGATAAATATGCTTGCATGTCTCACTGAGATTATGGTGGAGTGTAACTTTAAATGATTTCTAGTTGGGAAGTAATTGGAAAGGAAATAAAAGAATCTACTTTATGTTATAAAAATTTTTTATATGATTTTTCAATTACTACTTTAAAAGAAGAAAGTAGAAGTCATAGATATGCTTCTACTTCAGATTTACCCTCTATAGTGAACAAATCTAATTCAGTTATAGTGATTAGAATCTTTTCTTATGTAGCTGCTGATTATTTTTTTCAAAAAGAAATAATACCCACCATTGTTTATCATTTAAATAAAAAATATAATCCTCACGAGATATGGTTTGATTATGATGATTATATTTTAGATAGAAAACAATATGCAATGAGGTCGGGTGCAGGTTTTCTTACAAAACCTTCTTTAATTTTTGATAAAAAATTTGGATTAAATTGTAAATTTGATTTAATATTCACTAACTTAAAGTTTGATCACTATACTGTTATTGAAGAAGAAAATCCTGTATATAAAAATTGTATTGGATGTGATGCTCCTTGCGAATCCAATTGCCCACAAAATTGTAGAATGAATTTTAAATTAATTGATTGGAAAAAATGTGAAAATTTTATTGATAGTCTTTATCTTTTTCAAAATCCTGATCAAATGTGTAGAATATGTCAAGATAAATGTCCTTTTTCTGAAGAAGTAAAAAATAAAATTTTAATGAATAATTCAAGTTGTGGTGGATATATGAAAAATGAAGAGTATTATAAAACATATATAACGGGGTGAGCATTATGAATTGATGACTATTCCTGAAAAAATTAAAACAGCTGAGGAACGTATTAAAGAGTTGGAGGCAATGATTTCTATATGGGAATCCCAGTTACCTAAAAAGAAATTTGGTGACAAGAATGACCATGTAGAACCTACAATTACCACACCACATGGTGAAATTAGCGAAACTCTTATGAGTGGAGCCTTAGGTGACCACTATCGTAAACCATTAAATTAAACAAATGATCTTTCTATCAAAACCATCAGTATATAATTTACCTGGTACATGGGAAAAACAACCTGATGCTATCATACCCCATCTAAGTCTTACTCCTGATCAAGGATTTATTTTATTCTTTGGTTTAGTTGTTATAGGTTTAGTTGCTTATGGACTTTATCTTACAGTAGGAGCAGGAAAGAAAGCATTAAGAGATCCTATTGATGAACACGCAAAGATGCACGAACTAGGAATTGCTCACGGTCACGGTGGAAACAAAGAGGCATATGAGATGTCTGGGAAGTTGAGTCATAAGCATGAGGATTGAAACACGAGAAGCAATGGAGATGTTGTTTTCAGCAAAATGAAATTTGCCAAAAGCAGCAAAACATTGTAGACTAACACATAAGGAGATGAAGATCACCTTTAGTGAGTATTGTGCTTTACATGGTGCAGATTATACACCACCTGCACCTGCTATACAATTACATTTAAATTATGATTATCAGTGAGGCAGATGCTATATGGGCTGCCGATAAATTTATTGATTACTTTAAAAATTTTGTTTCGATTGAGGACTATCTTAGATATGTAAAAAAAGAATTAGTTTGTCAATCTAATCAATTAACTCCTCTGAAGGATTACTTCTTTAA